CGTGATTAGAAGTTTAATACGCAGTAGTCCATTGCAACGGTCATTGATAATTCTACTGTTTCATCAGTAGCCCAGTCAAATCCACCTTGATCCATATTAGTTATAAATGCTCCTTTTATCACCCACTCACTTACTATATCTCCTACAGGTCCTAAAACTTGTAGTGTTAAATCTTTCTTATAGAAGTCTGAATAACCAGCTCTACCAGTTACTGACTCGTAAGATAGTCTCGCCCAATCCATTACTGCTTGTGCACCAGATGGTGTGATTGGATCGTATAAAGTCATATCAATATCACCCCATTCTCTTTTACCTCTAATTTTTCTATAGGTATTAAGGTGATCTAATTTTATTGCGTTGTCAGTAAAATTTGGACCAGCTGCTGTCTTAATCATAAATGATGGAACACCATCGATGAACATTAAGAATCTATTTTGCACCTTTGGTTCAAAGGCTCTGAACATTATTTCGTTAGGATCTACTACTGCCATTTTTTATTCTTTATTATAAATATCTAAAAATTAAATTATGCTCCAAATGTTGCTCCTGTAGGTTCAATTGTGAAGTCTAATACTACAAACTCTACTGTTCTAGCAGGTTGGATTAATATTTGTCCAATCAATTGATTACGATCGATAACATCTGATGTGTTGTTAGTATCGTCCATTACGACTCTATAAGCAAACAATCCTTGCTGCTCTACAACTGAAGTTAAATATGGATTAACTTGAGCTAGGAATCTATTTCTAGTTACGTTAGTGTTTTGTTCGAATACTAATTCTCTTGAAACATCGCCTACAAATTTCTTTAAAGCGATTAATAATCTTCTTACGTTCACTCTATCAAGTGCAGAAGATTTCTTTTGTAATGTCTTTTGACCAAATACTGATATTCCACTTCCTGGGAATGTAGCTATTGGGTTTACATTAGCATTATACAATGTATCTCTTTGAGATCTTGTTAATTTTCTTTCAGCTTGAATTACTGTTGGAATACCACCTCTAGTTAAACCTGCTGGTGCAAACCATGGTGCTGCTGCTCCATCTGTAAATGCATATACTCCAGGAATAACAACTGATGCTGGTACGAATTCATTTCTACCTGTGCTAGCCTGTGTTTGTAACCATGGCCAGTATGCTGCTGCATATGATGAATTTAAACTATTAGCTCCAGCAGTTACCTGTGCAACTGTTGAACCATATGATCTTAAATCAACAACTGCAATACAATCTCCTCTATCTTCAGCTAATGAAATAATAGCATCTGTTTGAGTTGAATGATGTTGAGTTAAAAGACCTGGTGCTGAAATAATGTTAAATACATACTCATCTTTATTTCCTAAGATGTTAATTGCATCATCATATTCGTCTCCATTGATACCTTGTGACGTAGTTCCAATATTGCTAAAGTATGTATCTCCAGTTACTGTACCTAATAGGTTTCCTGTAGCACTGTGGAACGAACCTGATTGGTTAGTAGGTAATGAACCGGAATTTGAATTTCCTGATGAATCATTAGTAACAGTAATACCATCTGTGCTTAAGTAATCTAAAGTCTGGTTGTTCACTGCAGAAACTCTTACGTATTTGGATTTGTTAGCGTACTCTCCAGATACTGAAATATATTTTTGTGAACCATCAGTACTTACTGACTTAGTTTGGTTACCAATTACTGATTCGATATAGTTACCAGAATTTGGATCTAATGATAAATCGTTCCAAGTTTCTAGTATAATTTTGTTTTTAGATGCATCATCACCTCTTCTTATTAGAAGTGTAAATGTACCTTTATTAGTATTTACGTTTGATATTTCCCATCTTAGGTTATCAGCTGATCCTGACTTTAATGAACCATCACTGTTTTCTTCTGCAGCACCTGCATAAGTTCCTGATGCTGTCATATTATTCATTATAGCTCCTTTACTTAATGTTTCTAAAGTAAATGGATCTGTAATACTTCCTGTCTGTGCTGCAACTGTTGAAGTTGATGCTACTGAGAATGAACCTGTAACAACTCTTGTTACTAATATTGAGTCACCTCCTTGTCCAAAGTAGGACTTTGCTGCTAAGGAAGTTAAATATTCTTGTTTCGTAGACCCAGAAGTAAAAGTAGTTCCAAAGATCTTTTGATACTCTCCATAAGATGTCACTATTGTAGGTTCTTCAACAGGTCCTTTTACTGTTGGTCCAATGATAGCTGCTCCTGCTTCTAATGCTGGTGGAGCGATAAAGGATATATCATTCTCTCTTGCTAATACACCTGGGGAGATTAATGTTTCTGCCATGTTATATAAGTTAAATTATTGAGTACTCTTATAAATATC